AAGGGTGTCGTCTGGGCGAACCTGACCAACGCCGACCTGCTCTACGCGCCGCGGAACGTGCGGCCGCATCACCTCTATGGCTTCGGGCCGGTCGAGCAGATCGTCGTCACGATCAATACGATCCTACGACGCCAGGCGGCGCAGCTGAGCTATTTCACCGAGGGCAACGTGCCGGCGGGGCTGCTCAACGCGCCCGAGGGCTGGGACGCGGCGAAGATCCAGGAATTGCAGCAATGGTTCGACGATCGCATCGCAGGCAACGCCGCCGAGCAGAACAAGCTGATCTGGGGACCGCACGGATCGCAATTCACCGCCTTCAAGGCGGCACCGATCAAGGACGAGTTCGACGAATGGCTGGCGCGGATCGTCGCTTTCGCCTTTTCGCTGCCCCCGACCCCGTTCGTGCGCCAGATGAACCGGTCGACCGCGATGGAAGATCAGGAGCGCTCGCTTGAAGAGGGACTCGAGCCGTTGCAGCTGTGGATGAAGCGCTGGATCGACGATGTGATCCAGATCGAGTTCGGTTATTCCGACCTGGAGTTCGCCTTCGTCAAGGCGACCAGCATCGACCCGCAGGTGCAATCGGAGATCGACGACCGCGACCTGCGCAACGGGTCGAAGGCGATCGACGAGGTGCGGCATGCGCGGGGGGACGACCCGCTGCCCGATGGGCTGGGTGCGCGGCCGATGTTGTATACGAGCGCGGGGGCGGTGCTGTTGGGGAATATGGTGGCGGGGGTGATGAATCCGCCGACAGCCGGCCGTTCCGAACAAGTCTAGAGACGATCGGTGACAGGCATTGACCGGCTGCGCTATGAAGCATCGATGAGCCGCTTATTCCAACGATATCGGACCTATCTAGCGCGCAAGGCCGAGGACCAACCGGGCGGCGGTTTGGTTGAGAGGCAGTGGCAGACCACTCCTTGGTTCCTCCCTTTGTTGATCGCGCTTCTGGTTTGCTATTGGTTTGGTTTGACTGGCGAGGACAGCCTAATGGTCGTCCTACCTCTCGGGGCCATTTCATTGTTCGGCATTATTTTCGTGGGATGGGTATTCGATGGATCCACGCGCAGCTGATCCCGAAAATTCGGGAACTCCGCCGATGGCATGGGCGTGTGACTGACGGCGGATACCGACCTATTTCCCGGGGCAGCGGCAAATGGGGTTGCGTCGCCGCAGCGATCGTGGGCGCGCCGGTCATCGGCCTGGCGCTGTTCGGCGCTTTTGCTGACCAATGCGGGGACCCCGGCTATACTGATTGCGATCCGAACGCCCCGTGGTTGCTGCTGGCCGCGGGTATCGGGATCGCGCTGGCAGTCGGACTGGGTGCCGCCTTCACGATCACCCTGATCCGCTTGCTGATGGCGCGCCGGCAAGGATAAGGTCCGTCGGAAGACCGTCGTCACGGACGTCCGACGCTGTTTCGACAATCGGCCAGTAAGTCTTTGGAGGTGCGCAGACGCGCGCGCCCCCCCCGAACCCCTCCCTGCAAGCAAGGGGTCCGGAAACCCAAATGCCGATACGCCCAAATTCGGGCGCCGTCCGCGCGCGTTCCGCGTGGCCAATACCCCCCGGTGCATGCCGCTTTCGCGGTGCCCGGCCCCCAAAACCCGAAAGGACAGCCATCGCATGACGCGGTTTCGCCAATTCGGCGCGATCACCAAGGTCGAGGATCAGGAAGACGGCACGATCAAGGTCTGGGGTGTCGCCTCGTCCGAGACGCGTGACCAGCAGGGCGAGACGATCACCGCCGCGGCGATGAAGGCGGCTTTGCCCGACTATGGCCGCTTCCCCGCGCTGCGCGAGATGCACGAGCCGAGTGCCGCCGGGCGCGTGGTCGAAGCCGAGGTCGACGATCATGGCATCACCCAGATCTGCGCGCATGTCGTCGATCCGCTGGCAATCACCAAGGTGCGTGCGGGCGTCTATGCCGGCTTCTCGATCGGCGGGAAGGTGCTGAAGCGCGACACCGCCGACCGCAGCGTGATCACCGCGCTGAAGTTGGTCGAGATCAGCCTGGTCGACAGCCCCTGCAACCCCGACGCCGTCATCAACATGTGGAAGGCCGATATGGATTATGTTCCGAGTGGCGACGAGGTGGTCGCGAAGGCCCGCGAATTGGCCGAGGACGCCGGATCGCGGCGGTACAAGGACTTCCTGTTCAAGGCGCGCGAACGGCTGATCGCTGCGGCACTGACGCGCGACCTTGGCGACGATGATGACGACGACCGGGACGACGATCGCGACCCGGATGCGGGGGCGGCCCCAGCTGGTGGCGACGACGATGCTCCAGCGACGGATCCGGACGGCGGCAAGCCGGATGACCAGGACAAGCAGCCGCCAACCAAGCCGGCGGCCGGCGAGCAGCCCCCTGCCCGGCGCAAGCCTGGCGAGCAGCCCGCCGCCAAGCCGCAGCCGAAGCCCAAATCGCCCGATCCGCAAGCCGACGGCGACGAAGACGAGGCCGACGCGTCGCGCGATGGGGATGGCGATGCGGACGACGACGCGCCGCCGCCCAAGCCCAAGGCCAAAGCCGCTCCGGATGGCAAGGATCAGGTGAAGCGTGTCGCGACCGGTGGCGATGCCGACACCGATGATGCCGGGGCCGCCCAAGCCGATGCCGATCGCATCCAGGCGGCACACGATCACCTCGTCGCGCTGGGCGCGCAATGCTCCCAGGAGAATTGCGGCGACGCGGGCCAGCCGTCAGCGGATGCTGCCGGCCGCCCTCGCCCGCAGGCTGCGCCGCCCGCTCCCGATCCCGAGGAGGAAACCGAGAAGTTGCGGCGCGGCGGCGCGCTGGGCGACGCCATGATGGCCGACCTCGCCAAACGCTTCGGCGACACGATTACGATGCTGAACGCGACGATCGACGATCTGACCAAGCGCCTGGAGCAAGTCGAGGCCGAGCCGGCGGCGCCGAGGACCGCGGCCGGGCCGTTGCGCGCGGTGAGCAAGGCCGAGGACGCCTCGCCCAATTCAGCCAATGGCACTTCGGCGATCAGCGCCGATGATCTCAAGAAAGTGATCGACACCCTCCCTGAGCAGGAGCGCGGCCAGTTCCTGCTGCGCATCGCTCTGTCCAACCCGACCCTGGTTCACGCGGCCCGCGCAGCCGCCTGACCTGTCGCCCGCGCCATCGCGCCCGGGCCTCGTTCCTGCGCCTATCCAAAGGACGGATAGCAATGACCAATTTGACTCCCGACGAGATCAAGAAGTCGCTCGTTTCCAGCCTGTCGAACCCCGATGAGAATATTTCGCGCGCGATCATGCTGATGGCGGGCGGACGCCCGGACATGGTCGAAAAAGCCATTTCCACCGGCACCGGCCTGGTCGCCTATGACCTGCAAGCGCCGGCCAAGAACCTGTATCCGGTCAACACGCCGATCATCAAATCGCTGCCGCGGGTCGGCGGCGGGGGTGGCACCGCGACCAACTGGAAGTCCGTCACCGCGCTCACCGGGTCGGGCTTCGACAACACCCCCTGGGTGCCCGAGGGCCAGCGCGCCGGTCAAATGGCCTACACCACCGCGGATCGCGCGGCGCCGTACCGGACGCTGGGCGAGGAAGACCAGGCGACGTTCGAAGCGATCTCCGCCGGCCGCACGTTCGAGGACATCAAGGCGTCGATGACGCAGCGCCTGCTGCAGAAGACGATGCTGAAGGAGGAAGCCGGCGTGATCTTCGGCAATGCCTCGCTGGCGTTGGGTACGCCGAGCGCGCCGACCCTGAGCGCGGGCGGTACCGGATCGACCTTGCCGGGATCGGTGACCTATTCGGTGATCGTCGTCGCGCTGACGATGGAAGGCATGCGCAACAGCACGCTGTCGAACGGTGTCGCGACGTCGAAGTCGGTGACCGGCGCCGACGGCAAGAGCTTCTCGATCAACGGCGGGTCGTCGATGAAATCGTCGGCCGCGAGCCAGGCGACGACCGCCGGCCAGGCGCTGTCGTGCAGCGTGCCGGCGATCCAGGGCGCGGCAGGTTATGCTTGGTTCGTCGGCACCGCGGGGAGCGAAAAGCTCGAGGCGATCAGCTCGACCAACAGCGTCGTGTTCGCCAAGCCGCTCGCCGGCACCGGGCAGGCGGCGAGCGCGGTCAGCGCGGATTGCTCGACCAACTCGACCGCGTTTGACGGCCTGTTGACCACCGCGCTGAAGCCCGGATCTGGCGCATACGTCAATTATCTCGCCACGGGCACGCCGGGCGCCGGCACGACGCTGACCTCTTCGGGTCAGGGGTCCGTGGCCGAGATCGACGTGATGATGCAGTCGATGTGGGACAATTATCAATGCTCGGTCGACGTGCTCTACGTGTACAGCCAGGAGCAGCGGAACATCACCAAGAAGGTGCTGGCGTCGGGCACCGCGTCCGTGCTCAATTACT